GCACCCGTCAAGCCCATGGGGCCGGTGGCCCCCGTCGCCCCGACGCCGGTAGGCCCGGTGGCCCCGACAGCGCCGGCCGTCCCAGAAGCTCCCGTGGCCCCCGCAGGCCCGGTCGGTCCCGTCGCGCCGCCCGCGCCGCCTTCCGCCGCGATCCATTTCGAGGTCGCGTTGTTCCAGACCAGGACGTCGCCGTCGACGAGGCCGCTGCCATAGGTGACGTCGCCGACGTTGGAGAGCCGCGCGACGGTGGCCAGCGTCGACGGATTGACGAAATGCCCGCCGGACGGCCCGGTCGCGTTATAGGCCAGCAGCCAGCCCCCGGACGCGCCCGTGGTCGAGACGTCGGAGAGGCCCAGCAGCGTGCCGGCGGCCACGGCGGTCGCCTCCCACTTGGACGCCGTGTTGTTCCAAGTCAGCACATAGCCATTAATTGCACTTCCCTCTGTCACCATGACGTCGGAGAGCGCGGACAGCGCGCCCGTGAAGCTCGGCGTCTGCGGCTGCCAATTGCTGGCGGTGCCGTTGTACGTGAGCACCTGGCCGTTTGTCGGCGAGCCCTGCACGTTGGAGAGGTCGTTCAACACCGTCACGGCCGAGGCGGGGATCGTATCCCACAGCGACGAGCCGCCCGTGAGCGTGCCGCCCTGGAACTGGATGAACGTGGAGGTCGCGACGTCGTACATCGTGATCTTCAGCGGCGGTGTGATGTACTGCCAGCCGTTGAAGTAGAAGGTGATCTGGTTATCGGCTCCGAGCCACGAGCCGGTGGCGTCGGGGGCGACGACGTAGGCGTCTCCCGGATTGGGCGAGACGGGAGGCGTCGTCAGCGCCGCGCTGAGCACCGAACCTCGGATCAGCGAGTCCATGCAAATCAGGAAATTGTTGAAGACGACTTCTTTCTGCGCCTGCGAGGTCGACATCAGCAACAGGTTTAGGACCGGGCTGTAGGCCATTAGATTGCTACTCCTATGCCAAAGCCGCGTCCGACGATGGTGCTGATCTGGTAGACGGCGAAATAGGCTGTGGTCTGCTGCGAGCCGTAGTCGGCGATCTGGTCGGCGACGGTGTATTGCCACTCGACGCCGAGCGGCAGCACGTAGTTTCCGGCGGTGGTGCTGACCACGCTGCGATCCGGGTTCATCACGATGAGGGCGGTCGGGCTGAAGCTGTAAATCCTGAGCACGGTGCCGTTCGGTGCGTTCAGCACGTCGACTTCATAGGTCTCGGGCATGTCGTTGGCGGGCAGCGTGACGTCTGAGCCGTCGAGCCACTGGCCTCCGGTGCGCGTGCGGGGCCACCAGCCGAAGCGGAAATTCGCCTCGGGGTCGAGGTTCGGATAGAACACCGCGGGCGTGTACGGCCTGAGCGAATTGCCGGTGTCGGTGAAGCTGAACGGCGTCGCCGAGGTGTTCGGCGACATGTTCGTCAGCGCCTGGAAGCTGTCGGTGATGTTCAGCTCGCTCTTGGTCGTGAGCACCCGGTTGAGCCCGGAGGTCAGCCGCACGAAGCTCTCGCCCGAAGAACGTCGGGTAGACCTTGTTCGCCATCTGGACGACGTCGGTCGGCTCCAGCGTGATGTACTTGCGCGGGAGCTGCCACTTGTACGTGCGGCGGGCGAACATGCGGTTCTGCAGGGTATTCTGCACCGACGTCTGCGCGGTAGAGCGGTCCAGCGCGACCGTGACTTCAATGTCCTCGACCGACATCGACGGCGTGTTGTAGCGCGCGGCGTAGAGCATGTTCGGCGAGAACGCGCGGGCCGGCTCCTGGAAATGCAGGTTGATGCGGTACGGCAGGTCGTAATCGGAAACGCGGGTGATCTGCTCGCTCGGCGGCAGCGGTTCGGTGTCCTGGTGCGCGCCGAGGTCCTGGCGGCGGATGATCTGGCTGGCGCGGGTGTTCAGCATCGAGAAGATGATCTGGAACCCGCTCTCGGCACTGTCGACCGAGAACACCTTCTGCAGGTCTTGGATCACCTGCCGCGCGCTGGTGTTGGTCGTGATGCAGAAGCCGGGGAAGGCGGTCGGGTCGACGTTCGAGATCGCGTCGAACTGGCCGTCTTGCAGGCCCGCCTGATAGCAGACGTCGGTGATCACCTCGACCAGGCTGGTGGTGCCCAGCGGCGTGCGCTGGACCTCCACCGTCATGCGCGGCACCGCGTTGCCGAAGTCCATCAGCTGCAGGTTCGTCATCACGAAATAGGCGCAGCCCCGGAACGACGGCACCATGCCGTTGCCGAGGTAGCCTTCCAGCAGCGAGTTGCAGACCTGGAGCTCGTCGCCGAGGTAAATCTCCATCAGGTCGAAACGGTTGACTTGGCTTTCGTAGGTGTCTTCGTTGTTCAGCCCGGAATAAAGCTGGTCGATCACCGCGACGACGCCGTCGTAGTCGGGATAGAGGATGGCGCCGTAGATGCCCGCCGTGTCGTCGATCGGGTGCGCCATGATGTAGGTCACGGCTTGGCTCGGCGAGGTCAGCGTGACCTCGGTCGTGGCGTAATTGTTGAACGCGAACACGAAGGCGGAGGCCGCCGCATAATCGAGCGGCACGCCCTGCTCGTCGATCAGATAGGTCGCCTCCGACTGATATGCCGCGTCGAAGATCGCCTGGGAATTGGCGGCCACGACGGGATCGACGTAGACCAGCTTCTGGTTGGCCCAAATGTGGTTTATCCGGTACACCGGCCCGCCGCAGATGCCCCACGCGCCGTCGATCGAATAAGTGAAGGTGTACGTCTTGGCGGTGTTGCCGCCGAACAGCCCCTTGCCGCCGCCCTTCTTGCTGGCCTGATGGGTGTGCATCGTCTCGATCAGCGGCGAGGCGAAGATCATCTGCGCCGGCACCTTGATCGTGCCCCAGACGCGCGGGATGATGGTCCCCGGCGCGACCGGAGTGACGTTAATGTCACTTAGGCGCGAGCCGTATTGGTCCTTCGGCTTCGGCGTGAACAACGCCTGCAGAAGGATGCCGCCGAGCCCTATGACCAGCGATATGAGGATCGTGGCCATTACGTGTACGTCTCCTCTGTGCCGGCCAGGGTATAGAGACAGTGGAACTTCTTCATCCACATGCTGTTCATACTCTGCTCGACCACTTTCATGTATTTCGAGTAGGAGTGGATTACGGTCAGCCGGCCGTGCTGCCCGCCGATGAACGCGAAATGCTGCGGCTCGGCGCGGTTCCAGCCCCAGAACACGCCGATGTCGCCGGGGATCAGCGGCTCTTGCCTGAGCGGCTTCCAGCAATGCTTGTTCATCGGATCGAGGATCATCGCCCGCTGCGGCATGGTCGAGTAGCCGAGCGAGACCTCGACGTGATGGCCGAAGTCGTCGGAGACGCCGAACAGCAGGCCGGCGCAGTCGACCCCCTCCTTGCGGTTACGCCCCTGGTGGCGGTACGGCACGCCCACCCATGCCTGCGCCATCGCGACAATGTCGCGGCGCTTGAGCACGTAGTCGACGGGCAGGTCTTCGGGACGGGCCCTTACTTCGTGCTCTTCGGCGCGTAGCCTTGGCTGGAGATGTTGGGGGTCGCCAACGCCCGCTCTTCGGTCGGCATGTCCGGGAACGCGCGGTGATTGTCGAGATTGTTGAACTGCTGGCAGCTCAGCCTGATCTTGGCGCAGCCGACCGTGGCGGTGAACTCGTCGCCGGGCTGGATCGGGTTCGCCATCGCCTCCAGCATGAAAATGTAGGGGATGCTGCCGTCGATCACGCCCTTCGAATCGCGCACCGATCCGCTGTAGCCGGCGTTGTCGCCGGTGACGAACGTGATGGTGCCATACTGGAAATACTTGCTCGGGTAGGCGATCAGATTGTGCTGGAACGTCGCCGGGTTCAGCACCGTCCCCACCACCCCCGTCACGGTGCGGGCGAAGATCGCGGTCCACGTGACGCCGCCGTCGACGACGGTGTCGAACTCGGTGGTCGGCCACGTCGGCTCGGTCGCGCCCGACGTCCCGCTGCCGGTGTAGGCCGGCGGATCGGCGACGACGCCAGCGATGCCGCCCTGCGTCGAGTTGTATGGGCCGTAGCTGTCCTTGCCGCCCATCTTATATCTCGATCCCGAAAATATCCACGTCTTGGCCCTGGTACTGGAACTGGTTCAAGTTATCGAAGGCGGGTCCGACCGCGACCTGCGTATCGTCGTTGGGGTCAAGGTCGTCGTTGCCGGAGAGCCCCTGGCCGGGCTGGCTGATGGGCGTCTTGGTCGGATCGTAGCTCGCAGTGTAATTCGCCACGTACCAGAAGCCGTTCGGCGTAGTCGGCCGCACGATGTCGCCGACCCCGGCGTCGGTCAGCACGCCGTTCTGATAGGTCGTGTCCGGCCGCCAGACAGGTGCCGTTAATTTCACCTTGCAGCGGACGTCGCCGAGCGTCGCCATGCACTGCAGCGAGTAGAAATAGCCGAACGGGAGCTGCAGCTGCTCGAACAGGCTGCGCAGCTGCGTCGTCCACTGGCCGTCCTTGATGACGATCTCG